CTTAAAAAGGACGACCAGGATCTTAACCTCAAATACGTCATCACAACTCGAGCCAAAGAGGCTTTGTATGAAATCAACTCCCAGGAGATAGATAAATGGTAACCACGCTGTCTAGACTAGCGTATAGTGATTGCTTCGACCTGTTGGAAAAAGCAATCACTGACCCAAAAGGAATCAGAGTTAAGTTCGCTAGCTTTGAAGATGCTACTCTATTCAGACTCAGGCTGCACACCGCCAGGAAGATAGATCGTGCTGAGAACATGGAAATCTATCAGCATGGTGATGCAATGTTTGGTCGGTCTGTATACGATGGTTTGGTAATGAGAATAAGGCGAGTTAATAACTTGGATTGGACAGAAGGCGCATGGCTCCGAATGGAACGAATAGATGCTAGAGAGTTCGAATTCGAGTCTTTAGCATCTGAGGAAGAAATCTCACTTCAGCCCCCATCGCCAGTAATGATAAAGATCGTCCCCAAGGCCAAACCAAAAGAGCATGAAGTTCAGTCAATCAAACGGAGGTTATGATGTCCTCAACCAATGCTCTAACCGCCATCATCGAACGACTGAAGGAAAAGACCAGACTAAAGAACCCAGGCGTTGACATCATGCACAAGCCTAAGGCCCCAAAGCCCGAGAAGAAAGCTAGAAAGTCGAGGAAGAAATGTCTACACTAATCACTGGACTTGTAGCCTGGGCCTTAATCTTAGGTATGGCTGTCTCAATTCTCGCACTTTTGGTGAAATATGCTGCTTGACCTGTGGCTGGCAGCTTGCAACGCCAAAGTCGGAATCGCCATAACCACCGACAATCGGACACTACTACGTCAACATCTGTATCGAGCTAGGGCTGAGGCCAGGAACCCCGATCTTGATACAATCGCAATGATTCTTCCGGAAAAGGAAGATGAAATATGGCTGGTGCACAAAGATGCGGATAGTCCTGGAGCCCATCACCAAGGTAACATTGAACCTTTATACCCGAGACGTTGAGTGGTTCAAAGACAAATACCCAACAGGATACACTGAGCACATCAGAGAAGCTCTACGAGAACACATCAGATACAAGGAGTTGATGGATGGCATCGACGATAGATAGACTATGGGACATGGAAGCAACTGAACTATCATCACAGGACGTAGATGAAATCATCGTTCACATCAGAAAACAAATGGCGATGTATGATGCTGGAATCAAACCCAAACCAGAGGCCAATGAGCAGATAGATTGGACGGGCTTGGTTCAGAAGCTATCGGGTAAAGAACCAGAACCAGAGATCAAAGCACCAGCCAAGAAAACAAAGCGGAGACTATAATGGCTCTTACAGATCTTGTAACAGAGGAAGCACCAAGTCCATTCCTTCCTAACTCTAACATTCAATATGCCTGGGACTCAACTTCGCTTGAAGACTTCAAGCGCTGCCCTCGGCTCTATCAATACAGGATGATCGATGGCTGGGTATCAGAAGAAGAGAGCGTGCATTTACGATTTGGTCGTGAGCTACACCAATCCCTGCACGACTATGAACTCAGTATATCTGCCGGCATCCCCCATGACGACGCAGTCTTCGACGTGGTCAAGGAACTTCTACTCCGCACAGACGATTGGCGACCCGACCACAAATACAAGAACCGTAAGAATCTGGTTCGAACTGTGGTCTGGTATCTAGATAAGTTCAAGAATGATCCTGCCCAAACGATGGTGAAGGATGATGGGAAACCAATCGTTGAGTATAGTTTCAGATTCGAATTGGATTGGGGTCCGACAGCCGGCCAACCCTATGTCCTATGTGGTCATCTAGATAGGGTTGTCAACTTCCATGATGAACTCTTTGTCATGGATCATAAGACTACAACCACAGAACCATCAGACTACTACTGGAATCAGTTCAATCCGCATAATCAAATGAGTCTCTATACCTTGGCGTCAAAGATCGTCTTTGAGTCTAACATCAAAGGCGTAATCATCAATGCTGCTGAGGTTAAGATTGGCTTCTCTCGCTTCACTCGTGGCACAACCTATCGAACCAAAGACCAGCTAGAAGAATGGCTACACGACTTAAAGTACTGGCTTAACCTTGCCGAAGGCTATGCCGAAGCAGGCTATTGGCCAATGAATGATACAGCCTGTGACAAATACGGTGGCTGTCCATTCAGGGAAATCTGTTCTAAATCCCCAAGCGTCAGGGACAAGTTCCTTAACTCTAGCTTTGTAAAGAGGGAACCATGGAATCCGCTCCAGCCTCGATAAAGGGTCCTAGGTTAGTTCTAGTCTTGGGTAAGTTCCGAGTGATCGAACGCCAGAACAATCAAATGAAGATAGCTCTAGGCGGATCTACAACTATGACCTGCATTCTCCCCGAAGGTGCAGACGTCCGCTCAGGTGATATCTTAACCTTCTACACAGAGGTCCTCTATGCCGCTCCTAAGCAAACACTCGTCCAATGAATACACAAAGATGATGGTCTTAGGCGACCCAGGTTCGGGTAAGACCGGAGGCTTAGCTTCTCTAGTAGGTGCAGACTATTGGCTTGGCATCCTAGACTATGACAATGGCCTCGAACCCTTGAAGCAATTCGTCCTCAAAGACTTCCCAGATAAGGTGGACAATGTCGAATACAGAACGCTCAGAGACAAGCGTAAAGCTGGACCAGACGGGCCGGTTATTGATGGCGTACCAAAGGCTTTTGTCGATGGTATCAAAATGCTGGACAGATGGAGATACAAGTCTGACGATGGAAGCGAAGTTGATCATGGAGTCCCAGCCGGGTGGGGTCCTGACCGAATCCTCGTACTCGATAGTCTTACCATGTTCGCAGACGCTGCATTTGACTTCCGTGAACCACTTGTGCCACGCAGCCGAGATGGTAAGTATGATAAACGAGCAGTTTACTACGACGCCCAAAGAGCGGTTGAGGATACTATCGCTCTCCTTACATCTGAATCCTTCCGAACTAACGTCATTGTAAACACCCACATCAGGTATGTAGACAATGAGGATGGGACACGTAAGGGCTATCCCAACTCAATAGGCTCTGCTCTGAGCGCAATGATCGGAGCCTACTTCAACTCAATAGCCCTTTGCGTAACAAGACCAGGAGGTAAGCACGTCATCCAGGTAGCACCAACAGCACTAGTAGATCTCAAGAACCCCAAACCGTTTGCGATGGCCCCATCCTATCCATTGGAGACAGGCCTAGCAGACTTCTTCAACGTGCTACGTGAGCCCCCTAAGCCGGTGGCTAAACGGGCAGTGCTAAGGAAACTCTAATGGCCAAGAAGCCAGCTGAGACACCTAACTTCGAATCTGTCCTCGACACTCCGTCGCAAGAAGTGAGCCGACCTCGGCCCTTACCTCAGGGAACATATCTCTGTATGGTTAAGGGCCTACCTCGGATCGATAAGTCCACACAGAAGGGAACAGAGTTCTCCGAGTATACCCTTCAGATGATGGAGGCGGCCGACGACGTGGACGAAGAAGAACTCAAGCAGTCTCTCACCAAGGGAAATGGTGACCTCATCCCTCTGCGTGATAGATCGGTTCGAGTAACTTTCTACCATACGGAGGATGCCCTATGGAGGTTAAAGAAGTTTCTCAATGACCTCCAGATTGATGAGGCAGATGATGAGGACGAGCCTCGGACCATCAGGCAGAGAATGCAAGATGTCCCGGGCCGCCAAGTCTATGCTCATATCAAACACTCGCCGTCGCCAGATGGTGAGACTGTCTATGCTAACGTAGACAAGACTGCAAAGGTTTCGTAGTCCGGTCCATAGTCTCCGTACCGGCTGCGAAGGGGCCAGGGAGGCCTCGACAACCTTCCTGGTCCCACCCCTTGAGGATGACATGAACATAGTTTGCTTAGGCGAAGCTTGGGGCGAGGTCGAAGAGCGAGAGCGTACAGCTTTCGTTGGGCCGACGGGTTATGAACTAACTCGGATGCTAACCGAAGCCGGGATCAGACGAGCGGATTGTTACCTTACCAACGTCTTTAACTTCCGACCGCCGGGGAATAAGATGGAGGCCTTATGTGGATCTAAGGCCGAAGGTATTCCTGACTACCCGGCCCTGGCCAAAGGGTATGTCCGTAAGATTTATGCTAAAGAATTAAAACGATTGGAGAGAGAACTGTTTGAAGTCAATCCCAATATCATTATCGCCCTGGGTAATACAGCCATGTGGGCCCTCTTGGGCAGGACAATGATATCTAAACTGAGAGGGGTGGTTCAGTATTCTACTCATACAATCACAGACTTTAAAATCCTACCCACTTATCATCCGGCTGCAATCTTTAGGCAATGGAGCTTGCGGCCTATCACTATTCTAGATCTTATGAAAGCCAAACGAGAATCCGAGTATCCCGATATCCGACGCCCATCTAGATCTATTTGGATTAATCCGACCCTGGAGGACATTCGTGAATTCGATATCCTATACATCCAAAACGCTGAGAGACTTGCTGTTGACATTGAAACTGCTGGAAGCACGATTACTTGTATCGGGTTTGCTCCCAAGTCAGACCTTAGTATTGTCATTCCGTTCGCTCCCCCCGGAGGAACAGGGGGAACTTATTGGACTGATACATTTACTTATAAGCAGGTGTACCTTATTGTCAGAAGTATACTGTCAAGACCTACGCCGAAGATCTTCCAGAACGGACTCTATGACATCGCCTTTCTCAGACGAGCATATGGAATCAGAGTAAGAGGGGCAGAGCATGATACAATGCTCTTGCATCATGCCTTACAGCCAGAAAGCTTGAAAGGCCTCGGCTTTCTTGGGTCTGTCTATACTGATGAAGGGGCCTGGAAACAGCTAAAAGGGACGAGAACTACTATCAAGAGAGACGACTAACATGAAAGGAGTAGACAGGGGCAATCAGACGTAAACCCAAATCAAACAGGTGAAACATGGATACGAGTACACACACTGAAACTACCTTCTGTACCGAGAGAAATAAGTCTACACTAGCTGATCTTGTACAGAAGATCAGGTTGGCTGCAAAAGATGCAGTCGAGTCATCCCATGATGCCTTGAATAGTGCAATCGCTGCGGGAGGGCATCTTGTAAAAGCAAAGGAGAAAGTGCTCTACGGCAAGTGGGGTGCATGGCTGGCGGAAAACTTCGAATTCTCTCAGAGCGTAGCTAATAGCTGGATGCGACTTTGGGATAAGCGCCATGAGCTTATAGCCTTAATCAAGGACATGCCTAAGGAGTATATGAGTGTTCAGGATGCCTTAAAGCTCATTAGCACTGCTCCGGTGCCACCGCCGAAAACGAAGTTCCAGAAAGTCAAGAAGCGTTGTGTGGATCTCATCAAAGAGATCTATTCCCAATCGCCAGCTGAGGCTAAGAAGTCGAGAGATCTCTTAATCGAACACATCAAGGATGTTCACGACTACGTCAAGGAACATGCTCCTAAATGAAGATAATCGACACAAGCAAACTAACCCCCCGCTCTCTTAAACCACAAGAGAGAGCTTGGGTCTATAACGGTCTAGATGCTTGTGTCACCTACGAGGTCCTGGACGTACTACTTCCCCAACTAGATAAAGTACGCTCCAGGACCTACGACTTCTCTCGCGACCTCCAAGGTCCAGTCTTAGACATGCGTATCCATGGCGTCAAAGTAGATATGGCCAGACGTGCCGAGGTCACAGAGCAATATTATCAGGACCTTGATCGTCTGGAGACAAACCTTGAACGTATAGTTAGAGAAGGCTTCGACTTCATTGGCTTTAATTGGCGCTCACCGCCAGATCTCCGGACTTTATTCTATGACATCTGCCGCATCCCCACTATCTTTACCAAAGCCGGCAGGCCAACTGTTAACCGTGCTGCCTTGGAAAAGATGGAAGCCTACACTATAGCCCAACCTATCATCAAACATATGAAGGCTATGCGGGATATCAAGAAACGGCTTGATGTTCTCAAGACGGAGATAGACCACGATGGACGCATACGTACCTCCTACAATATTGCTGGTACTAATACTGGCCGCTTTAGCAGTTCTTTTAGTGAGTTTGGCACTGGCGGTAATCTACAGAATATTGAAGAATCATTAAGATCCATCTTCATTGCTGATGATGGAATGAAGCTAGCTAACTTTGACGCTGAACAAGGGGAATCCAGATGTGTCGGTGCAGTTGAATGGAATCTATTTCGCAAGAGCGAGTATCTTGATACTTGCGAATCCAAAGACATGCATCTAGCTGTCGCGCAGATGTGCGGACTAGGACCTGACTCTAGACAAATGTGTAAGGTTCTGGGTCATGGAACCAATTACGGTGGTAAGCCTCAAACCATGACCTCTCACACAGGGATTAAACTCCCGGTTATAGTAGACTTTCAGCACAAATACTTTAGAGCCTTCCCTGCCCATCAGATGTGGCACGCATGGGTGGAAGAACAGATTCGATCATATGGGTGGATCATCAACCTCGCTGGCCGGAAGCGCCACTTCTTCGGGCGAAGAGATTCACCCGACGTCATCCGAGAAGCCATCGCTTATGACCCACAAGGATCTCTATCCGATATCGTCAATCAAGGAATGCTTAACGTCTGGAAGGCCAATGACTGTCAACTGCTTATGCAAATCCACGACTCAATCGTAGTCCAATATCCGGAGGAACAAGAAGATGAAATCATCCCTAAGATCCTCAAGCAACTACACAATGAAATCCCGCTCAAACACAATCGAACTCTGATGATCCCATATGGTTGTAAAACCGGCTGGAATTGGGGGGACTACTCCCAAGAAAATCCCGACGGGCTCAAGTCCTATAAGCCCGGCGACAAACGGGCCAGGACGCCGAAGGTGCACATCTTGGATAGAAAGCTTCGTCGAACATACATCTAATCTAGAGTCACCAGAAATCTATCGAAGGTGGTCGGCTATCTCAATGATAGCTGCTGTCCTCGAACAGAAGGTATGGGTAGATACAGGAGGGATGCTCTATCCTAACCTGTATACTTTCTTAGTTGGTGAGCCAGGAATAGGAAAGAGTCGAAGTATAATGGCGGCCTCTAACCTTATCAGAGAGGCACTACCTGAAGTCCACTTCGGCGCCACGTCAATGACCAGGGCTTCGCTCTCTGATTATATGAACGAAGCTAAACGATTTATTGCCAACCTTCCTTATCCGCCAATAGAATATAATTCGATGGTCGTGATTGCTGATGAGTTCTCGGCCTTTATGCATGAGTACGACGCCGCACTTGTAGCAGCCCTTGTTGAGTTCTATGATGTCAATCCTTACTCTGAGGGCCGACGGGTTGCCAACATCAGGATTAAGATCAAACGCCCACAGCTAACCATCTTGACAGGATCCACCCCATCTAACTTAATGCATACCCTAAAAGACTATGTATGGGATCAAGGTTTAATGTCTAGAGTAATAATGGTATTCTCTAAAGACCGTCCTCTGATAGATGTCTTCGACACTCCTGTTAAAGCAGAACCCAAAGATTTAATCCACGACATCAAGATCATCAATACCCTAATGGGCCAATTCGATTACACTGACGACTTCAAGAAAGCCATGAACAACTGGAAAACCTTGGACCAAGAGCCAGCGCCAAGTCATCCTCGTCTCAAACATTATAACACCCGAAGGTGGGCACATCTAATCAAACTCTGTATGGTATCTTCAGTCGATCGATCCGACAGACTTCGGCTTGATGTCGAGGACTTTAATCGAGCAATGAATTGGTTAGTCAAGGCCGAAATAGATATGCCATTTATCTTTGAGTCCGGCTCGGTGACAGCCGACTCGAGGATAATGGAAGATATAGCATTCTTTGTAGGCCAGCATAAAGACGGTCTACCTGAGCATCAAGTCATTAACTATATTCGACAAAGAGTATCATCCCATTCAATCAAGAATATCCTAGAAGGCTTGCAAGCATCAAAGATGTTAACGACTCATTCGGATGGTAAGGGCCTTAGGAAGTTTACTAAGACATAATCACCA